TCCAGCAACAACAGCGAGCAGGAGCGGAGCTTCTCCCATCACCACAGAAGGCCGGATACCGACAACCCGACGCAAGAGTAGTACAGGGATCTCAACAGTTCCAGGCGGAGCATGGATTATCTCCAGTCCGACACGAGCCTAAAAAGCCACTAGATGAATCACTATCCAGGCGGATTGCTGACGCTTATGACAAACTAAAACCCGATAACTCCCGAGACCCTAAAGTCCACCGGGCTTATACTGCTCTACAGAAGGATGTAGAAAAACAGTGGGAGTATGCAACTAAAAAACTTGGTGTTAAATTTGAGCCTTGGAACAAAGCCGGGCAGCCCTATAAGGACTCCGCAGAGATGGCCTCAGATATTGCCAAGGGCCACCTATACTTCTTCAAGGGTGGAGAACCCCATCCATTTTTAGGCAAGGTTTCGCCCAAAACTGGGCACTCATATAATGAGATGTTTCGGGCTATACACGATTATTATGGACACGGCTCCGGGAGCACCTTCTCGGCCTCTGGTGAAGAACGAGCCTGGTTTGCTCACTCTCAAATGTTTAGCAAGGAAGCTCAGAAAGCCTTAACAACTGAAACTCGCGGTCAGAACTCTTGGGTCAACTTCGGCAAACAAAACTATGACGCTCACGGTAAACCTTTAAATATACCGCCCGCCCAACGCCCATTCGCTAAACAGAAAGTCGATCTACTACCCGATGAGTTTAGTGATTACTCGCAGTACAACATCCCAGCCCCCAAGGGCTACAAGGTTACTAAGGAAGGCTACTTACAAAACACTAAGACTGGAGCTATTGCCAAGACTGATCGTCAGATTGAGGCCATCCAAGCCGGCAAACCAACCATGACAAACAAGGACTTGATGGCTTTTGATAAACCTAAACCCTCTGTAAGTCCTGCTAAACAAGCCGTCAAAGACGGTCTCACAGAGGAGCAGTATGTGAAGGGGCAGGTTAAAACAACCAACGGTATCAAGTATATTGACCCTAAAAAGTATTCTGATTTTGATGGTTTTATTCGGGATATGGAGAAGTTGAACAAAGCAGATACGCAAAAGTTTTTTATCGGAGATAAACCCCCTGTTGGTTCTGGTGGTAAGATTTCCCCGATTGACCAAGTAAAAATGGCTCAAAAGTTGTGGGGAGACAGACCTAGAATTTCTCAAAAGGAAATGTCTATTAGCGATATAAAACTAGTAGAAAGACCGCTAGCACAAAAACCATCAGCGGGAAGGAACATAGATAGTAAAATAGAAGTTTACTTCCAAGACGGAAAGCATAATTTGATTGACGGTAGACACAGATTAGACCAAGCAATAGCCAATGGACAAAGAACTATAAAGGCAGATGTTTCAGGAGAAAGCCAATTATCCCAACTCCGTACAGAGTATCAGGCGGCTAAGGCACTAGTCACCCCAACCCCTGAACCTGAGCTATCGATCCCGATACCTAAAGGTAAGATAGTCAGTCCAGAAGGTAAGCTGGTAGAAACCACCGGTGTCAAGAAGGTTGGCGACAAGTACGAGGTTATAAGTGGCGATTACTACCGCAAACAAGGCTACAAAGTTGAACAGACTGGACTTGATAAAGGTGTCAAGGATTATGGGAAAGATGTTATTGCTAAAAAAGGCAACGAGACTCTTGTTATACAAGCCAAGGTTCGCGGTAAGGAAAAAGTCTTGCAAGATCGGCCGGTTCAATATCACTCAGAAGTCGTAGCTCAATACCAACAGGCGCATCCCGGCGAGAAAGTCAGAGGTGTTATAACACTTTCTTCAAAGGCTGATAAAAACACTATCTTTGATGCCCAGAATCACAACCTAGAAATCCGCTTTATAGATCGTAGTGGGAAAGAGTTTGCCAAACCCATCATCCCATTTGCTAAACAACAGATATTGAGCAAGCCAGAGCTTACCACCAAGGATCAAACCAGAATGCTCAACGCTATCCCGGTGAGTCGTCGCCCCGAGTTCTTAACTGATATAAAGAATCCTAAAAGCCAGCTATACCAAGCAATGGCAACACGCACTCGCGATAAGTGGTTTGGTGTAGCAGAGGATCATTTCAAGGCTAAGTACGGAGATGAAACCTATCAATTAACCTCACTAAAAGGCATGGCTTATAAACTAGCTACGGCTCAAAACGAAACAGCAGTTTCAAAGATCGTGAATGAAGCTAATAAGGCCAACGCCAGCATTGGTGGCCGCAATACTCTCTTTGAGCAACTGGCTACTAAGATTCAGAAAAATCCAGACTTTGCTACCAAAATAGTGACTGAAAAAAGCCAATATAAGATGCGTAAGCTACTCGATCCAGGACACAACATCTACAGTCCTGTTGAGGCTGGCACTAAGGAACGTGGCTTTATTACTACCGTAAAAGAGTCTCCGATGACTTCACCAGGCGTGGCTAAAAACGTTGATAGTAAATACACAAAGCTCAATAACCAGCAAACCCTTGATGAGGCAAGCAAGGCAGTGGGAGCTGACCAAAAAGGCAACATCCTAGATATGAAAAAGTTTAATAAAGAAGTTGAGGTTGCTAGGTTCTCCAATGATGTAGGAACCATGACTCAAGCTAAGTCAGTTAAGTTAGTGTCAATCCTTCAGAGTAAAAGTCGGGATCAAGAAGCTGTAGACATTGTTGAGAAAATGGCAGAACGCGGAACAAAAACAGGTCAAGCCTCACAAATCCTAGCAGCGTACGATGCCCTAACCCCTGAAGGAATCCTAACCTTTGCTCAAAGAGGTATAACCAAAGCCAAGCAACAAGATCCTCAAAAGTATGCCAACCTCCGCATCTCCACAGAACAGTCAAAGATGCTTAAAAAAATGGCTTTCGACCTTAGAGGGTTACAGGGTGACGAGAAGATTGTAGCTCAAAAAGAAATGCTTGACGAAATCGGGCGATTGGTTCCAACTCCAATGATCAGTAAGGCAGTAACGCTCTGGAAAGGTGGACTACTAACTGGGTTCAAGGGAGCTGTCTCCGGTAACGCAGTTGGTAACACCTCCAACGCCGTTATAAAGAAGCTATCTGATGTTCCAGCAGTAGCATTTGACGCAGCACTTTCAAAAGTTTCTGGCTTCCGTAGTAAGTCTCTTACCCTTAAAGGTATAGCTTCGGGGGGTGTTGATGGAACTAAGATGGGATACAGGGCTATGAAACTTGGGACTGGGGCTGAAGAACTAACCACCAAGCTAGACTACAAGAAAGTCTACTTCAGCAAAAGTTTTTTAGGTAGGTCTGCTCAAGCCTATACTGACACAGTGTTTGGTTTCTACTCCGCTGCGGATAAACCATTTAAAATGTCCGCGATGAGAAATAGCTTATATGACTTGGCTATAACTGAGGCTAAGAACAAAGGCTTACGAGGGGCTGAACGCGCCAAGTTTGTAAACTACACTATTAAGAACCCCCCCGACGAGATGCTTACTCGGGCAACCAACGAAGCTTTGGATGCAGTATTCCAAGACAAGAATGCAATAGGGATGGCACTATCAGGATTAAAAAAAGGTCTAGGTAAGAAAGGCCCTGTGGGGGATGCAATCGGAAATATCATTGCACCTTTTACTGGTGTTCCTTCATCAGTAGCTTTCAAGGCTTACAAATACTCACCAGCAGCTCCAGCGGTTGAAGTTTACAAAGCTATAAGATCTGCTAGTAGGGGAACCTATACTCAAGCTGGTCAGCGCGACCTAGCCGAGGCAATGGGCAAAGGGCTAACCGGAACAGGAGTGGTTGTGCTTGGTGCAAAACTCTACAATGATGGGATTCTAACGCTTGGGTCGCCTTCAGATGCAAGAGAGAAAGCATTATGGAAATTAGAGGGCAAACAACCTTGGTCAATCAAAGTTTTTGGCGAGTGGCGATCGCTTAACTATACCGGGCCAGTCCTTACATTACTGGGCGCGGGTGGAACATTTGCCCAACAGATAAAGAGCGGCAAAGACCCAGTAGCCTCTACAGTGGGGACTATAGGTGGGGTAATAAAATCAGTGCTTGAGAGTTCGCCACTTAAGGGAGTTCAAAGCGCATTAGATGTTGTCTCTTATCCCGATCGCTACGCTGAACGTTACGTTGAACAACTATCAGGATCAACGATCCCAACTATCTCAGCCGATATAGCCAACGCCACAGATCCATATAAAAGGGAAATCATGAGTGCTGGCGAGTCGGTTATGAGTCGAATCCCCGGCTTACGTCAAAAACTTAACCCCCAGCTCACGCCATTCGGGGAACCTACAACTAATCCGCAGTTTGGTGCAGGTGCAATAGTCGATCCCTTCCGCAGTAGCCCCGCAAAATCTGACCCACTGACAAGCGAGCTTCGCAGTCTATACGACAACGATAAGAGTACCGCCACTATACCCTCGGAGATATCAAAGAGTTTCTATGGTAATGATAAAGAGCCACTAACTGAGAAACAGATTTACGAGATAACCGCTAAGATACAGCCTGAAATAAAATCTGCTTGGGAGAAGATAATCGCAAGCCCAGGGTATCAGAACCTAACACCTGAGCAGAAAAAGAAGGCACTCGATCAAGTAGCACAAGATATCCGAGGCGCTCGCAAGTTTGAGACTGGTGTGCAAGGTGGCTTCCTGAATGAGAAAGATGCCAGAAAAAGCCTTGAACGTGGTGAGAGGCGTGTATTAAGAGGGGCTAGTACCGACTATCTAGGCAAAGTTCAGACTGCTAGTGGGAGTGAGGATGTAGATCCCAAAACCGCTTATGAGGATGCTTTGTCCCGCTACAACGACATGAAAAAAGCCGGGGAGATATCTGGAATCGAAGACATCCGCCAGCGCAAGCAAATCGCAACACTCCACACTAAGTCTAACTACAAGAAAGATGTGGTCGATCTATACAGCCTGAGTAAGAACGACATCCTAGACTATGTGGAGAGTGTTCAGGATGGACAAGACTTGCTTAACAACGTCATAGCCCTAGACGCCGAGCTTGGTGGTTCTAAGTTCCATGACAAGTATGGGAATGTTCGATCTGGCCGAGCAGGAAGCGGTGGTGGCCGAGGGCGAAAGGGCTCAGGCAGCTTTGTGACGACCGGTTTCAAGACGGCATCGGCATCCAAAATCCGAACACCCAAGGGGATCAGTGTACGCAAGCCTAGCTACAAAGGTAGGGCTAAGAGACTAGCCGTCAGTAAACTCCCCAAGTTATCAAGCAGGAGTCTCGCATGAGTGGTAAAATAAAGAGAGGGAAAACAAAATGACAATAGCATCAGCAATCACAACAACATACCTTCGGGCAACAGGGAAGACAACAACCCCCAGCGCTACTAAAATAAACAAAATAGTTGGCTTATTAAATTATTATCAAAGTGCTTGGGCCAACGAGAATGGGATTGATTGGAGTTCACTCTACGATCCGATGTTATCAATCGGTACAGTAACTGCTACCGATAGCTTCGATATAGATACAACTTCTATTCGCAAACTGTCCGATCGCGAAGGAGATGTAGTAAGAATTGTTTGGGCTAATAAAAAAGGTTACACTGACTACTCAATAGTCCCAGCTGACAGTTTAAAAGACTACTATGGGGGTGTAGATAAAGAGAGTCCAAGCGGACACTTTTGTGCTCGCATGGGAGATCAATTAGTTTTTAACCACGAATTTATATCTACTGACAACGAATATGGAGGGGAAATATTTATTCCATGCTATACTCACACCGATGAGATTACCTCCACTAGCACTAGTGACAATGAGGTTCAGGTTGATGATCCTAACTGGTTAGTCACAATGAGTGCGGCAGAGTATGTGCGAACCGATATTACTAGACAGGGTCAATTCCCTAACTTATTGAATGAAGCCAATGCGCTGATGGCTCGCATGAAAGATGATAACGACAACACCCAAATAACAAGAGTTAATACTCCCTGGAGCCCCGGTACTGGAACAGAAAGTGTTTGGAGTTAATGGATGTTCCAGCCTAAGACAGCCCCAGCTACACCACCAATCAAGCGCCTTTCGGTTCGTGATTGGGAGAAAGGTGTTGTTACTGCTCAATCAGATACCCGCGTTCCCCTAAGAGGGTTAAAGGCTTCGGGTAATGTTTACCTTACCGAAGATGGGACTGTTCGCCCTCGCCCATCACTTATACGCTATGGCCCTCAACCCGCAGGGAAAGTCCTGGGAGAAGTATTTGAGTTCAAAAAGGTTACTGGCTTAACGACAGAGAATTGGATGATTTGCATGCAAAGTTATGGGGTATCACGTTCACCCTCGGCATCGCGCTCACCAAGCTCATCAACGTCAAGTAGCCCTAGCGCTAGTACAAGCCCCTCGGCTTCGTTATCACCCTCGGCATCACGCTCACCAAGTTCGTCACGCTCACCAAGCTCCAGCGCTAGTAAAAGTGTGTCAGCTTCCGCATCCCCGAGTGCATCGGTTTCTGTATCAATATCCCCTAGTAGTTCAGTTAGTGCTTCATATAGCCCGAGTTCATCTGTGTCGGCATCGCGCTCACCTAGTTCGTCAGTGTCGGTTTCATCTAGCATCTCACCTTCAGCCTCAGCAAGCGCATCGACTAGTCCATCGGCATCGCGTAGTCCCTCCAGCTCACTGAGCCCTTCAGCGTCAACATCAATTTCACCTTCAGCCAGCATATCACCCTCTAGCTCATCTTCAGCCAGCCCCTCGGCTCCGAGCATCGCCTATGCTCAGATATTCATTGCTCGAGGTGAAGATACTGTTTGGACTGCTTGTACTGGTAAATACTACGATGATGATGCCCCCGCTCACTTCTTCCAGATAGGCGGAAAGGTTGTAATTATGAATGGGGTTGACAACCTGAGTTACCTGGACATTGCCAGTTCAGCAATCACACCCTACGCCTTGCTGAGTGATCCCTCCGCCCCCACCTTAACAACTGACAATGTTGGGGGTTCTGGATATAGTGTCTACTACCGGGTAACGGCTAACTCAACAGTTGGCCAAACTGCTGCGTCTTCGGCCCTAGCAGTTGAAGTAGATACTGAGCGAGACCTGTGGAAACCACCTTCGGCCGGTGGAACAGACAACGTGATCATTGCCTGGACAGCAGTAACAGGTGCAGTTTCTTATAACGTATATTGTGGCACTGTATCAGGCTTTGAGTACCTTATAGCTTCGGGGGTTAATGGTTTAGCATTTACAGATGATGGAACATTTGCCCAAGACACGACGCAATTATTCCCGACAGTCAACTCTACGGCTGGCCCAAGAGTTTCAAGAGGAGCTAATATTGGCGGTCGCGCCTGGTTGGTGGCAGATATTGACAACGCTTATAAAGTTTGGTACGGAGGGGACTTTAGTTATGAACTCGACTTCTCCCCGGCTAATGGTGGTGGTTACTTAGTAGTTGGTAATGGTTCAAAAGACTTGCCAATAGTAGTTAAGTCGTTCAGGGATGGGAAGGGAAACGCACAAGTTACAGTTCTTTGCCAGGGGACTAATGGACAAGGTAAGCGCTTCCTGTTGTCACCCGACTCAGTAACGATAGGCTCGACAACAATTACTTTTTATAGTGTTACTGAAGATAGCGGTAACGAAGGTACGGACTCCCCGGATGCGGTGGTGTCTTATAATGACTCGCTGCTATACCCCTCAAGAGACGGGTTCAAGAGTACCGGGACTAAACCGCAACTACAAAACATACTCTCGACTAACCGAATCTCCAACACCATCACCCCCGACATTGAGAACATAAATAATGATGCTATGGGCGGTTCTGTTGGGCTAGGGTTTGAGGGGCGTATCTACTGGGCGCTCCCGGTGAACTCCAATACAAATAATCAAATATGGGTGCTTGATCTCCAGCGCAAAGGGGCTTGGATGCAGCCCTGGAACATATCCGCTGATTATATGTGGCTTTATAATGACAACTCTGGTGACACCCATCAAATGATCCTATCCAACAACGTAATCTATGCTTTAAGTTACTCAGTTAAAACCGCCGATGATGGGGTGGCATTTACAACTAATGGACAGACTGGGCAAGTTTACTTTAGCGAGGACAAGCGGATGTGGGTTCAACTATTACAGGTGGTAGTTGTCATTGCTAACCCTCAAGGGCATCTAAGTTGGTTGGTTACAGGCAGAACTGAAGACGAGAATGTTCAAATCTTAGGTGAGCCAACTACATTCATTGCCGAGGATGGATCTGAAGTCATAGGATGGGGTGAGATAAATACCAAGATGGTTGGCTGGGGACGTAACGGCTGGAGCACAGTTGGAATAATCCCCGAAACTATAGGCGCATCGACTCAAGAACTTATTGTAGAGGTTGATGAGGAGATTCAGTGGGCTTCTGTTGGGTGGAACTCTAATACCGCAGGGGTGGATTATGCCATCTCGGATATTATATTTGAGTATATCGAGACTGGAATTAAGGACTTACAATGAGTATAATAAAAAGAAAGGGAAAATAAATGCCAGCAAGTGTAAATGATAAGATAACAGACACAAGGAACTCCGCTCGTCCAGTAACAACAACAGTCACAAGCTTACGGAGCGCGGCGGGTACGACACTAGCATGTCAGAGTTTAACTGGCTGGCCTACAGCCTCTAAGGTGCATTTTGTAACTTACCAACTTAATTCGAGCAAAACTGTAGTGGCCAACACCCAACTAGATTGTTATGGGATAGTTTCTGGTAGTAGTATAACCAACCTATCGATTGTTGATGGTACTGATGGCGGAAACTCTGTTGGTGATTATGTTGAGATGCTACCCACAGCAGGGTGGGGACAAGACCTCTCCGATGGCTTACTGGTGGCGCACGATCGGGCTGGTACACACAAATCGGGGGCTACTTATGCTTCGCCAGCATTTAGTGGAACTGTAACTGGAACTTATACTCTCGGGGGCACACCTACTATTGCCGCCGGGGCATGGCTATCCGCAGTTTACCCCATAGGGAGTATCTACACTTCGGTGGTTAGCACAAACCCTAACACGTTATTTAGCTTTGGAACATGGACTGCTTTTGCAAGTGGTCGAACTCTAGTCGGATTAGATTCGGGGCAAGCAGAATTTGACACGGTCGAAGAAACTGGTGGTGCAAAAACTCATACACTTTTAACCGCTGAAATGCCAGCTCATACTCATGGCTTAAAGAAGCAAGTTAATTTAAACTTTACTGGTTCAGGGCTAAACCCTATCGGCGATGATGGCGCATTTGGTGGTGCGGTAACTGACACTACTGGTGGCGGTGGCGCTCATAACAACTTACAACCATATATTGTTGTGTATATGTGGAAACGAACTGCTTAATAGGTAATTGTAATGACTACTAAAGACTTCTCGAGGGTAAAAGCGTAATGGACATATCGCAAACAGGTAGCTGGGCAGTGCTAATTATTGGCGTAGGGTCGCTGGTGGTTTCGGGTACTTTATGGAATGTTATTAGGGCTTACAAGGAACGCATTAAACAGTTAGAAGACGATAACAAGGCTTGCACAGCACTGGGTGTACAGCACGGCAAGGATATTGCTGTGGTACAAGCTGAACTAAACTTGGTTCGTTCTATACCACTAGCAGAAACTGCTAAGTCATTAAAGAATATTGAAGCAACTAACAAAAACATACTTAAGACCCTTGAAGAGTCAGCAGTTATACGTTCTCAAGAATCTCACGGTTCTGGGCAATTAGTTAAAACTAAGGAGGTATGATGGCAGAATGGATTGGCTCACCAAATTATAGTATAGGGCGAGGTGGTAAGGGTATTGAAATGATAGTATGCCATTGGATAGTTGGCGAAGTAGCTGCTGCTGATGCAGTTTTTACTAAAGCTACTAGCCAGACATCAGCCCATTATGCGGTAGGTAATGGAGTGGTGCATCAATATGTGCAAGAAGGTAATACCGCTTGGCACGCTGGCAACTTCGATATCAACCAAAAGAGTATTGGCATTGAGCATCGTGGTGGTCCGAGTATTCCAATTAGCGAAGCCACTTACGAAACCTCAGCCAACTTAATAGCAGATATTTGCCGAAGATACGGTAGACAGTTTCCACTCCGGCCGCATCGAGATTTTATAGCGACAGCCTGTCCAGGTACTTTAGACCTGAATAAGCTGAATAATATGGTAACTAATAAATTGAAAGGGAACGAGAATATGACACCAGAACAAGAACGGGCTTTATATGTAAACATATTAGGTAGAGAACCAGAGCCAGGTGCTCAACTAGGACAACGAGGTGCTTACCAGTGGATAAATGATGCTACTGGCGAGATTACCGCCCAGCGTAAACAACTATCCGACCAGGTTAAGGTGTTGAATAAACGTATTACCGAGCTAGAGAAGCAGGGTGGCGGTGTGAGTAGTGAAACAGCTAACCAAGTAGCTGAAACAAATAACATCGTAAAACAAATATGGGCTAAAGTTAGTGGTATTTTTAAATAGGAGGAATGGTATGCAACTAGAACCAACCCCATTAGACACAGCCCAATGGAAAAAGGTAACTAGAGCCTTAGCTTATTCGTTCATATCAGGCTTTGTGGGTGGTCTAGCACTAGGCTTAACCAACTTTCTAAACAACGGTGCATCTTTTGACAAGAAAGCCCTCACAGCCTTAGTAATAGCTAGTGTGGTAGCAGGTCTTAATACCGCAGCCGTAGGTGTAAAGCAAATATTTACTGAACCGGGCAAGTAATTCTAGGTATCGATCCACCAAATATGTCCCACCTATATATTGAGGTGGGGCTTTTGGTTTTATTCTATATGCTAATATCCCACGCTACTAAAAAATAGAAGGAGTATAATTATAGTTAGTACCTTTATAGGGGGGATATGGCTACAGTCCAGAAATCTACACCGCCACCTACCAAGAAGCCTCGATCAAGGAAAAAGAGGATCGTCTATGCGAAAAAGAAAGGTTGAGTGCCCGATATGCCACCGCACGGATCAGATAATCGTCTCGATGTTTTATTGGCTATACTGTCATCACTGCTCAGTTACGGACTCGTGGTGGTACACCAATGGGATTCTCTGGTCAAACACAATGGGAGAGATCGTTGCCATTCCAAGATGTCTACAAGATGCGAGAACGCCTGGCGAGGATCGACAAGAGCCTTGCGAAGCTATACCGCTACAACGCTCAAATCGGTCAGAAGATCAACCGAATCCAGCGTGAAAGGTCAAAGCTAGTTCAGCAACTAGAAAAGGAGGAGGTGCGTTGTGGAGTCCGAGATCCCAGTGGAACTCCTGGTGCGTGAATTACACGGTATGGAAGTTGAGCTTCAAATCCTCAGGCAACAGCACAAGACGGTCAGTGACCGTATCGTTGAGCTGGAGCATGAGAGGTTCACCCTCGACTGTAAGATCCGAGCAATCGGACAGTTGCCCCTATAAGGTACAAGCCCCTGAGTAATCGGGGGTTTTACCTTTTATCTAAGAAGTCTTCGTCTATCGGTTCATCATCAAAAAATGCCGAGCTAAATATAACTCCGCGCTGATAACCCACCTAAATGCAAAACAGCCCACAAGGGGCTGTCAAAATCTATATACGTTTATCTTACTTGAGGGTAAGGCATATGTCAACCCTGTAATGGCATTTTTTCTACTTCACTCCTTATAAAGGGTGGCTTTGTCTTCGACGCTTATATTATTCATAATGTGCCCTTTGCCTTTATGAGGGTAATAAAATACCCAGCAGGGTTTCTAATCGCTTGAAAACGTAAAATCTTCGAAGATTATTTTGTATATAAAAGAAAACAGCCCCCAGGAGAAGGCTGTTCTTATTAGTTTATATATTTATATTATCATAGTTTTTTTAACATGTCTAGCCCTTCGGGCTGCGTATGCACTTTTGTTCTATTTGTCTGCTTCCCCTCCTCTTAAGCCGTTTCCTTGTCTAAGCAGTTAGCTTTCTTTTACTATACTGGTAGTTATCTTTCTAGTACTAACTATGATTTGCTTCAGACTGAGGTATCCGTATTAAGTTGTCGGGCTAGTAATCCTTACAGGCTCTTTTGATACCCCTGTAACATCTACTAAGTGATGCTCCTGGTAAAACTTATAAATTAGAAGTTAATTGGAATTATACTCCACTTATTAAAATGAGTAAAACTAAATAGCCCCTCCGGAGGGTTATAATAAAAGTATGAGCACGATTAAGATAGATAAGGCCGACAAAGCCTTCAGCCTATACATAAGAACTAGGGATAAGTGGCAATGCCAGAAATGTCATAAAACGTATGCCCCACCAACCGCAGCCTTGCATTGTAGTCACTTCCAGGGGCGAGGGAAAGAGGCAACAAGATTTTACCCAGATAACTGTGACAGCCTTTGTTTCGGTTGCCATCAATACTTCACCTCTTATCCGGCGGAGCACTACTTGTGGCAAGTCAAAAGAAAAGGGCAAGCCAAGGTCAACGCCATAATATTGCTATCTCACACATATCATAAAAAGGATCGCAAAATGGAATTTATAAAGTCAAAAGCCCTACTCAAATCTCTTGAACAAGACACAGCGTAATGTTATACTAGTTACAGTAAGAAAAAAAGGAGGACTATGGCCGGTACACGCGAAGGGGGATTGAAAGCCTCCAAAACTGTTAAAAAAAGATATGGCGAGGACTGGTACAGGGGTATAGGAGCGGCTGGAGGGGAGAAATCCCGGGGCGGTGGCTTTGCTTGGGCTAATGAAGAATACACACCTGAAGACCCTCGACACCCCCGCCACGCTGGGTCTAAGGGAGGAAGAAATAGTAAGAGAGGAGAAGCAAAAGAATGACTGGCTTTGATGACTGGGCCCCAGATCAAGAAGTACGTTATGAGTTAATCGCTAAAGTTAATGATGTGGTGGCTTTTAAGGCTACCGACTATGATCCAGAGATTATCACTAAGTCTATCGCCCTAGCAGAAGAACAGGTAGCTCAATTATTAGAGGATCAATGGAGAGATGCCGAGCCTGACGCTGATGCCATAGTGGAGGATATGAAGAATGATCAACTCTAAACTCGAACCGGCTATTGACACACACATTAAAAGACAAATCCGCAAAGAATATGAGAAAAAGAACCTTTTACATGAGCCATCAGGCAAACTATCCGCTGGGTTGCTCGGGAAACCGCTTTTGGAGCGCGTTCTACATATTATTGGAGTTCCAGGCAAGCCACACGATGATTACACGTTAGGATTGTTTAGGCGTGGTGATATGGTGGAAACAGATATGTTACATTTACTAGAACCAGACGAAACTCAAGTTAGGGTAGAGTATCAGAATACCATTGGTTATATTGACGCTATGAAGGGTGGGGTGATTTATGAAGTTAAGTCAGTTAAAAACTCCCAGGTGCAATACCTCGACCCCAACAATCCCAAAACCCGCAAGGGAGCTGATGGCAAGATGAGCAAAGTTTACAATGGTGTCAAGCGTGGCCATGCTTTACAGGGTGGGTTGTATGCCTTAGCCCTAAACAAGCCTAGCTTTGTGATTATTTATGCCAGTGCTGATGATCTCCAATTACTACCTCATGTAATTGAAACTGGTGAAGTTCAGGGGATGATTGAGCACGCTATCAAAGAAACCTACGATCAGCTAGAAAGCCATGAACTCCCCGAGTGGAAATCTATTGAGCCTTGGCAAGAGAATTCCCAATACTCGGGCTATCCTGACTGGATGACACTAAGTCCAACCGAAGCCATGAGTAAGTTAGAAAATTTATACCCGCAATGCGCAGAAAGGTTAAAAAAATGGAAAACATCGAGCAAATAGTTGACGATAACTTTAGGAGTGGTACTGGAAAAAAAGGACAACCCTGGAGCTTAATGAAGATAACCACCAACACGGGCAAACAAGCTACAGTATTTGCCCCAGCCCAGATTGGCGATCCTGTGGAACTAGAATACAACGAGCAATATAAGAGCTACAGCGCTAAGGTTATGACCGGGAAGAAGATGGAAGCGGTAGTCCAAGAGGAGAAAAAGGAAGAACAGCTCCAAGAAATCAACGATAAATTGGACAAGATTCTAAAGTATGTTGAGCCACAACAGTCCGAAGAAGAAATAATACCATTTTAGATGGAACCAAAGAAAACAGCCGAGGATATAATTGTAGGGATAGACAACCTGATTAGACAATCTTACCAAGAATGGGAGAGTCCTGAAGGGTTGAGCAAGATGTTGATGGATCTTGCCAGTTTAAAACTTGGCTTAGGTTACTGGGTAGCTTATGCCTCCGACCAGGAGCGTCAAGCTGATGGAGAGTTAAAGATAATGCGAGAGAAATTAAAACTTAGCTATGTGGACAGTGGGATGACTGCTACTAAAGCCGACGCTAAGAAAGTCATTGAGACCGAGGAGATGCAGAAAGGATACAACAAACTAGCCTATAGTAAAGAACTTTTTAGAATAAAACATACCGACACACAAAGCATGATAGATGCCCTCCGGACTAGGATCAGCCTTATAAAGGGTGAGATTAACCAGGGATAAAGTATATTGTGCGACATAGGCATTATAAGTAGAAAGTGGTAGTTTATACCGCTTATTTTTGTTGTTGAACATAAGTATTGACAAAGCGTAGCGTACTGTGCTACACTCTCTGTGTAATAAGGAGTAAATAACAATGGATAAAAAAGAATATAGAACAATAGAACAGTTTGAAGAGATTGTTGAAAGTATGACAAACGGAAACTGGACTCAAGCTGGCGAGGAGTGTATAGAATACGGATTTTGGGCAAGCGATTTGCTGAAGGCACTTGAAGCGGTTGACTACATTGAAGAGTGCGGACAACGGTGGTGCGAGTTAGTCAAAGACTTTGTAACCCTTGCCGAGTTAGCTCAGAAGCTACGTAATAACTAATAAGGAGTAATAAAATGAGCATAACACTAAGGCAATGGGCTAAACAGATAAATATTGATCCTGTAGACCTTACAGGTGATGAAGAGATGGCAATACAGTTGCTAGATGAAGATATCACAGGGCTAATATTTTACGAAGATCTAAAAAACCAGTATTAAATAAATTTAATAAAGGAGTAATAAGATGAATTATCAAGAATACCGAACAGTAGAGCAATTTGAGGAGATCGTTGAGAGTATTACCAATAATGATTGGACACAAGCGGGCAATAGGTGTATAGAATACGGATTTTGGGCAAGCGATTTGTTGGCTATGTTTGGATCGATTGCCTACATTAAAAAATGTGAGCAACGACAACACGAGCTAGTTAAAAACTTTGTTGAGCTTGCCGAGTTAGCTCAGAAGCTACGTAATAATAAATAATAACTAATAAGGAGTAAGAAACATGAGAAAACTGAACAGAACGACAATAAAACCGGTTCTGAAATATATAGATGGTTGGGATAGTGATATACACTCATTGAACACGCCGGGAGCAGATTTTTATGAGTTTACGCTAGATGTGTATAACGGCAAAAATAGCTGGCAAGGCGGTTTTAGCTGGGGGCTAGATGGTTGTTATAGTAATAAGTATGATAATAACTTTGAGATAGTAAGCTCTAAACCGAACGAAGCGTATGCTATAGATCTAAAAAGTAATAGAGTGTACGATCTGACAACAAGAAAAGTAATATTCACGGCATAACTAAAAGCTTGGCGATCTAGTAAAAACAAAATCTCTTGAACAAGACACAGCGTAATGTTATAATGGTAGAAACAATAAAAAAAGCAGGAGATAAAGAAAATGAAAGGAAAACATGAAGATAAACGTACTCAAACACTTCTCGAAAGGTATGGGAAAGATTACTTCTCGAAAATCGCCAAGAAAGGTCACAAGCCGGGTCGTAGATACCCTTTTAGTGACCCAGAATTTGCCAAGAGTGCTAGATCTAAGGTACAGTCGCGTAACTCAAGTGATGTTAGCAAGGCAAAGCCTAAAAAAGTATAAGAAATGAGTGAACCACTCAATCCGGTGAATTGTACACACAAACACTACTTAAAAGAATGGATAGATGGAGTGTTATACGCCCGGTGCGATAATTGCGGAGCAGTTCATAGGGTGACAGAGGGCGAATGGCCTAAGAGCTGGGCGGTAGCAGGTGATGAAGATGAATAAATATAACGAGGATTACACACAGGGCGAGCGATCAAATAAAATACTAAACTGGGTTTTAATCGTTTTAATATTCTTAGCGACAGCAATGATAATTGTAGTTATTTACAATATCAACGACTTGGCTAAGTACACAGAATGTATTAACGCAATTGAAGCACCCATATGGTGTGGGGAGGTTAAATGAAAATATACAAGACACAAGCAGAAGTAGAGAAAGACATAACAGATGGTGTACTAAGCATTAAGGATAGCGTTACGTTTGAATGTTCAATATCAATAGATGCCGACATCGCCGCTTACGACATCAGAGCTCACGACATCAAGGCTCGCAACATCAACGCTTACGACATCAACGCTAACGACATCTTTGCTCGCAACATCAACGCTTACGACATCAACGCTAACGACATCTTTGCTAGCGACATCAACGCTAATGACATCGTTGCTAACGACATCGTTGCTGACGACATTAGCTACCAAGCACTTTGTCTTTCATATAATTATATTAAGTGTGCGTCAATAACCCCACGACGAACTGACCACCAAGAGCCAATCTGCTTGGATGGCAAGCTAATACTTCCACCAAAAGAGCAGACCAGTAACCCTAAAGAAATTACTATTGATGGTGCTGTTTATGTACTTAAAGAGGGAAGTAAAAGATGAGTAAGTTTGATATAGGAAACTATGGATATTTTGATAAGTCTTCGCAAGAACCAAAATATGACCCAATGGGTGTTGTTTGTCTAGTTTGTGATGAACCCTTAGTATATGGTACTACAAAAACAATAAGCATTAGGGCAGACGATTTACGCTCTTGGTTTTATAGGGTTCACTCAAAGTGTTCTAATAATCAAGAGCCTACTGAAAGTTTATTGGATTACCTGGATAATGTTAAAAAGCCCCGTAAAGAGTTAGACAGGTTCTTAGCATGAACATCTATCAGGCAGCTAAGGTTCGTGAGCTATATAGAACTGGTATGGGTCGGCTAGAAATAGCGAAAATATTTAATAGTAATATCCAAACTATTTCTAATATAACGAATAATTGGTCGCATATAGCAATAGGTAGTCGTAAGAATCAATTTAATAAATATAAAAAGGAGGAAGTAAGATATGAGCAAGACTGTAGCTGATGGTTACACGATTCCATCTAAAGACATAGAAGAACTGATTGCAGAAGCAATAGCAGAATATATTGAGCCTTACATAGTTAATTGCGTACAGAATAATGGTACGTCAACCTGTAAAAATTGCGGACTAAGCAGGCTAAAGGAGGAAAGTAAAAGATGAGTAACGCCACCAAACCCCGAGCTGATACACTAGATGATGGACTATACAATGGTGTTAGTGATTTAGCGATAAATGATGCCACTATCTACGCCCATCTACATATGCAACAAAAGTCAGGTATGAGCGACCTGCAAACAGCTATAGCCCTTATACGCTCACTAGAAAAAGAAAAGAAAACATACTTCAAATATGCACAAGACGCAAGTGCGTATAGTATCCAACCAACAATAAGAATGAGGGAAGATTTTATACCTCCACTTACCCGATGGCAACGGATTAAGATATGGTTGATGTCATGACCCCCAAACCCCAAGCTAATCGAGGAGGAAGTAAAAGATGAGTAAGGACTACACAGAAAAGAAATGTTGCGACAAATGTTATCACGATATTGAAAATGGAATTGTATTTACTATATTTCAATGTGAAGAATGTCCGTGTCATAAAGCAATCGCACAAGCCCTAGCAGAAGAAAAGGCGAGGGTGGTGGAAAAGGCGGGTAATTTAAGGAAAGAAATAACTCACCCACAATTTGCCTTATATGAAAAAGGCTACAACCAAGCCCTAGACGACATCCTCTCCGCCCTAGACAAACCATTAACAGATAAATTAATCAAGAAGGGAAGTAAAAGATGACTAAAGAAGAACAAGAACTATTAACGGAGATTAGAGAACATCTCAATAGCTTGCATACAAAATGGGCAAATGACCCAAACAGAGATGGACATCATAAGTCTAATGAAGGGTATATAGGTGTTACTATCTGGTATCCTAACTGGTTCGAGTCAGAGGATTACTTAGAAGACAAACCAGAAGTAAAATGTGAAGTGTACTCATACTTGTTTGGACATCAAGGACTATACGAATTTGATAGCTTGAAAGAAGCCTGGCTAGAGGTAAAAGGTTGGAGTTACGAAATCGAGGAGGAAGTAAAAGATGAGTAAGGAAAGAAGAATGGTCAGTAGTTTCAGTACAGAACAACTTTATTGGATATATGAGATGACATCAATGGATAGGTCTATATTGGCTATTGAGCTAGATTGGAGACACCATAAACGACAGATAATGAGCTTGGATTTACACCCGCTTAATAATTACGCCAAGAAGGGAAGCAAAAGATGAGTAAGACTATAGGGGAGATACAGGAACTAGTTAGAAGCATGATAGACGACGTTAATGGTCGTAGTGGTGCTGACTATTTGAATAGTGAACAAATGAAAATAATCGAAGAAACTGAGCAAGCTATAGAAGCCCTGATTGCAGAAGCAATAGCAGAAGAACGTGAGAGGGTGGTAGTAGATTATACAGACTTTCTTATTGAGTATAGTTATGTAGACTCTGATGTTTACGCTGAAGAACCAAAGGCAGTTGAAAGATACCTCACCTCACTAGACAAACCAACAGCTATTAAACTAAAGGGAGAATAATGATGAGTAATTACATATTTGTAGACTGTGAAGCAAGAGGTACTAGTCCTGTGAATGGTGTAATGACCGAATTTTGTGCAGTTAAGTACGACACCAAAGAGACGTTTTATGGGCGTTTGTTTGAAGCCACCCCAGACCCAGAGAACCCTGCTATTAGTATTGTTGGCGAAAGAGTAGCAGATGACCTTGAAGTAGCACAGAAGTTCCTAGCGTGGCTTGAAGGCGTTGGGGGTAAGAGTCGACCAATATTTGTTAGTGATAATGTAGCCTACGACTGGCAATGGATTTCAGGTATGTTTGACCGAGCGGGGCTACAAAACCCATTCGGACACTCTGGACGTCGTATTAGCGACTTCTATGCAGGAGTTGTCAACAATTTCAGCAATACCCAAGAATGGAAGCGATGGCGTAAAACTGTTCATGACCACAATCCAGTCAATGACGCTATGGGCAACGTCGAGGCCTTTGAAAAGATACTGGCGTTAGCAAAGCAACAGAAAAACTCGCCCAAACCCCAAGCTAATAAGACTATAGGGGAGATAACTAATGTTAACTTTGATAGTGGCTGGACAGCCAGCCAGAGCGGTGAGTGCTGTGACAAATGTGCTATGAGAGACGAACATTTTGATGGCAGAGCGGACGCACTAAAAGCTATATCGGCGTGCCGCAATCCTTTCCAGTTGAAAGAAACTTGCCAGTGCCACATACCCCACCGAAAAGGATATAAGGCTGGCTTTAACGAAGCCACCAAAGCTATAGAAGAACTGATTGCAGAAGCGTACAAAAAGGGCTATGTGGATTGTGGCATAAATAAGCTAATCGAGGAGGATAAATAAGATGGGATTTTTAATAAACCCTGGTAGTGGTGGTATTGCCACAGGTGAAGCGTGGGAAAATACAGAAGAACAGGCTCGTATCAATGTCTATAAGTGGTTCTACAAACCTTTGCTAAATGAGGGGTATAAAGATATTGAGATTATAAACCTACATTTACAGGATGATGAAGGGCGTTGGCAGTTCAAACTCCGTCACAACATCACTAAAGTAGAGATACCTATTGAATGTCACGGCATAACGGACTTAAAAGCTTACACAGAAGAAAACATTTTTGGTGCTAGAGTTTACTACAATGGTAGTTCAGGCTTTGACCCCGAACTTTCTGACTTTTGGGCTGATGGTTTTGTTCCTGTCTTAACCTATCAACCCGCAGCTATAAAGAAAAAGGAGGAAGTAAAATAATGCTTTGTTACAAAGACATAACATTTTGTGCAAGTACCGAACATAAACCAGATTGTGATAGGCGAGTTACTAAAAAGCTGGAAGCCGAAGCTAAGGAGCTTGGACTACCCCTAGCCTGTGCCTACTTTTGTGGGGAGCCAGAATATGAACAGTCCGGAAGTTCTTGCGTTGAGTGTGGTGAACCTACCAATAGAGTCAACAAGAAGAAGGATTTTTGTTCCAGCGCCTGTTGGCAAAAACACCGGTGGTACAAGGATCACGGTGGAGTCGGAATCAAGTGCGAGATCTGTGGCAAGCGCTTCCGCCGGGTCGGGAGACATGTATTCAACTCGCACGCTATGACAGCCCGGGAGTACCGAATAGAGTTTGGGCTAGATGTTAAACGCGGCCAACTAATGCCGGATGACCGGGAGAATATGGCTGAACACACTAGAGATAATGGCACAATCGAGAACCTTAAGAATGGTCAGAAACACTGGTTCAAGCCCGGGGAGAGCCACAACTACCAGCGCTCAGAGCAGACTATTGCCCGGCTCAAGAAGCAATGGGCTTGGGCCCGAGAGTTATCACCGGCCAACAAAAAGAAGCTAGACTGAACAGAGCGTACAGTGTATAATAGAACTACCTTAACAACTTGAATTCTGCTCCCCTACTAAAGAAAAAGGAGACAATTATAATGTCAACAGCTATACAATCGTCAGTGGACTATTCAAAGTTCAAGACAATCAGAGGCAACAGAGACATCAATAAAGCTCATATCAATCGACTCGTAGGGGCATACAAAGAGAACACTGAAGCAATCAAATACAATCCAATTTTAGTAAATGAGGATTGGCAAGTAATCGACGGTCAACATCGCTTAGAAGCGCTCAAGATCCTCGAACTACCAGTCTACTTCATCGAACATACCGGGCTAAAGCTCGAGGATGCCCAGAAACTTAACTCATTAGTTAAAACCTGGACACCCAAGGACTACGCTCATTCGTACGCCGAGAACGGCAGTACGGACTATAAGGTTTACCTAAATGTTGTGGAGAATTATCCATTCGGACACAACATTATAGTAGCTTACCTAGCCGGATCTGGAGTCTTTCCAACCGTCACAATGTTCCGTAACGGGCTATTTAGGGTAGGTGATCTAAAAGACGCCGAGAAGAACCTCGGAAGACTAATGGAGTGTCAAGAATATTATGTGGACTATAAGCGCAAAGGCTTCGCTGAAGCTATCCTAGTAGCTTTGAATACCCCCAAATTTGATTGGAAGTGGTTTCTAACTCGGCTAGAGACACCATTTGCCAAGCAAACCTTGTTACCATTCGACAGCAAGGGCGCGTACTTAAGAGCTATCGAGGAGATCTACAACTACAACTGTTTAAGTAACAAACAAATATATTTCTCAACTAAGGTAATGTAATAACTGGGGAGCAGAATTCAAGGTATTTAAGGGTAAATTAAGGGGTAATTTAAGGGGTAATTAAGGGTATTCAATGGTATAATAGATACAAAGGACTAAGGATGGCAACAAACAAACTCTTGAAGGTGGGCAAAGAAGCCTTAACCGACACGGAGAAACAACAAGCTGTAGCATTATGGAAAGGCAACAAACGCCAACGAGCGATGATGGAGTTCTGGCTCACTCCGACATCAGAAACCTTTGGAAATGCCTATAGAAGTGGACTAAAAGCCGGCTTCTCTAAGTCATACAGCGCTAATATCACTCATTTAGCACCCCATTGGCTATCGGAATACATTGACCGGCTTAATTTAGACACAGAACATATTAAACAGGGCATTTATCAACTAGCAACAAATAAGGATATAGATAGCCGATCACCGGCAGATACTAATCTCAAAGCCTACGAGATATTATCAGAGATACTAGGTCTTAAAGGTAATAAGGCAGGTACAACAGTAAATATAGTTCAACCAATACTCGGTGGTAGTTCAATTAAGGCTGAAGTAGTAGATAAGCAATAGAATATATAACTGATACCCCTAACTCCCTATAACCCCTTATAACCTCACTTACAACTCACTTACTATCGTTTATAACCTCTTACAATCTCTTACAATCCCTTATGACCTCTTACAATCGTTTAACCATACAACCACATAACGCGTGTAGCATGTCGCACATTGTATATTGTGCGACATAGTTAACAGGTTAGGGGAGCCTATGATCAGGGTATTAAGACCCCATCTCTTCTATACATACCTGTTGGGTAGCTCCGGCTACCAGATCCAACAGATATACCCACCCCCCCTTTGAATCCCAATAAGGAGTCTCTAGGATGTCTTCATATAAGGTGTAGCTTGCCCTGTCCCCCCCACTATAGATATCCCCGTCTTAACCCTATTCCGTAAGGTAATGGCTAGATATAACGTAATAACTAACACACGCTAACCGAGAAAGTGCCAGAAAACAGGGGGTTATACCAATTATAGGTATGGTATTACAGGCTAATTGTACGATCTAACCTGTTGGCTATTGACAAAAGTACCCATTGTATCGATAGCACACCGAGAGGGCATACACCCTGTAAAATATAATGTTACGCGCGTGTAGTTATACACGATTAGTTATCGCTACACGATTAGTTATCGCTACACGATTAGGTAATGGTATAATAGAAACAAAAGGAGTCCTTGGTGGGTGAGTACAAAGCTGTAACAGGAACAAATAAACTTTTAGCACTAAAGAAGCGAATCAAAGCCGTAGCCGGCGGAACCTCGGCCTCGAAAACAATTTCGATTCTTTTAATTCTAATAGACAAGTGCCAGATAGCAGCTAACAAGAATGAACAGTTGCTAGTTTCAGTTGTGTCAGAATCATTGCCTCACCTTAAACGTGGTGCGATGCGAGATTTTATAAATATCATGGAGGGACATGGATACTTTAAGGAGTTTCAGTATAATAGGACTGATTTTAGCTACAACTTCGGGCCTAATGTGAAAATGGAGTTCTTTGGGGTGGACTCGCCCGACAAGGTACGCGGGCCCCGGCGTGATATCCTATTTATGAATGAGGCTAATAACTGTCCGTATCATTCCTTTGATCAGTTAGAAGTTCGCACCAAGCAAGAGATCTGGCTAGATTGGAATCCAACCAACGAGTTTTGGTTCTACTCGGAAGTTTTACCGTTCCGGGCTGAAGATCTCGACTTCATCACCCTAACTTATAAGGATAATGAGGCTCTAGATGAGAAAATCGTGAAAGCAATCGAAGCCCGCAAACACAACAAGAGCTGGTGGAAGGTCTATGGGCTCGGGCAACTCGGCGAAGTGGAAGGTAAAATTTATAAGGATTGGGCTATCATTGATAAAGTGCCGCATGAAGCCAGACTAGAACGCCTCGGGCTAGACTTTGGTTATGCCAACGATCCAGTCGCCTTAGTAGCGCTCTATTCGTATAATGGGGGGTATGTCGTGGATGAGTTGATCCATCGCACCCACATGAGTAACCGTAAGGTGGCGGATTACATCAACTCCTCAGCGCTGACCAGTGTTCTAGTGATAGCAGACTCCGCCGAGCCAAAGTCCATCGCGGAGATGCTTGAGTATGGAGTGCAGATTATTGGAGCTCAGAAGGGAGCAGGTAGTCGTAACCAGGGAATCCAATGGGTACAAGAACAGCGCATGAGTGTTACTAAGCGTTCCACAAATGTTATAAAGAGTTATAGGAACTACATGTGGAAAACTGATCGCGAAGGGTTCGTAATTGACACCCCCGATCACGATTTCTCTGATGCAATGGACGCTATCCGTTATGGCTTGGAGTCGATGCGCCCAAGCAAGGATGAAAAGAAAATATATAAGAGTGGCAACATTGTGGGGTTATGGGCATGAAATGGATTGACTTAACACCGGAGTTATCTAAGGAGGGTAGAAAAAGAATGAATGTTGGGGAGGTGTTATTTTTTGGAGAACCCAAACCCGATGGAACCCAACTCAAAATAATGCGCAAACACAAGGGCAAAGTTTGGGCTCAACAAGTCTATATGTATAGACCTGGCGAAGTATTTGTGGAGGACAAGGAATGATGCAGTTTGGTACTGAACGTTCTATTCTCACAACTTATTTTGATTCCAAGATAGTCAAAACTACCAAACACTACAGGATCAGGATTAAGGTTCGGAACGCTCAAGAAGAAATGACAGAGTATATCCGCTTCACACAGGAGATCACAAAGTTCAAGGAAGAAGGTCGTCTAATAATAGAGGATGACCAAACTTATGAACCAGCTTTTATAATAAAGTACCCTAAAAAGAACATTGATGGCAGTTATTTCATTATCAAAAACTATTGCATTGTTGTATAATAAAGCGTAAACGAGTTACCAATACCAGAGGATCTCAGAAAAAGGAGATATGGCTTATCAGTTTTTAAAACCAGAAACACTTGTAGAGACCTTTCGGACGAGTAAGAAATACACCGAAGGATTAACTGACAGATTCCCTGAGTACGAACGGATCGCTAGTAATAAACCCCATAGCTCTATTCCCAAGGAATACCCCAAGACTACTGACGGCACAACAGCCTCAATTATTCGTAAGACCCCCCATCGAATCATCCAGCAACTTCCTACCGGGAAGGTTAAGTCGGCTACTGAAGATTGGTTAGCCGTAATAGCTGAGTTTATTTATTATAATAAGATCATCCCCAATGCCAATGAGGATTATGCCCTCTTGCAGAAGTGCTGGAGTGTGGTGGAGCGCTTCATGACTTTTGGGTTTTGCCCAACTTACGCCCCGTTCGTGGAGCATAATGGGTACTTTTGCTCGGATCTCCGCTTAATATACTGGGGAGATGTGTTCCTTCAGCCGGGTAAACTTAGTGATAGTGACTCGAAATATATTTTCATACGCTCCTGGTGGCAGACTGCTGATATTGACGCTCTAATCTACACACAAGAAAAGATCGAAGCCAAGAATCGCACTTGGGATGTGGATGCGCTCAAAAAGATTAAAGATATTGTGGTTAGTAAAGATGAGAAGTCCAAAACTCCGGCAGAGCGGATGCAGAAGGTTGACGAAGCTGGTGGTGTGGAGTTGATTACTGGGTTCCAACGTGGTGTTGGTGCAAAATTCTATACCTTCCACATGAACAACGCTGGCTCGGCCTCCAAGCCTGACTATGAGGGGACAGTTTGTCGAACCAAAGACAACAAAGATCCCCGGGGCGAGTTGCCTGTATCATTTGCCTATGGGGATATTGATGGATCTAACCCGATGGGGCGCTCAATCATCGAGTTAGTTGGTGGGTTACAGAATTTGATGGATAGCGAAATGCAGATGTACCAGTATAACCGGGCCCTCCAACTTAACCCTCCTCTAATCAAGAGAGGCAACTTCTCCAAGAACAAAATTAAGTTTGTACCGAACATTATCATTGATGTTGGTAGTGATCCTAACGCGACTGTCGAGCCACTTGTCGTTGATACTACCGCATTAGCTAACTTCCCTAATAACTACGGGTTAATGAAATCGCAAATGCTTAATCTGTTGGCTTCCCCCGACACAAGTATTAGTTCCGATGTCGGAAACCCTGGGTTTTCTAAAACACCGCAGGGCGTGGAAGCCAGTAGAGCTAACCTTTCAGTCGATGATAATTATACTCGTAAACAGTTTGAGACTTGGTTTGAGCGCTGGAGCGAAACTGCTATAAACACCTTCTTTGCCGAGCGTGAAGGAGTGGAAGAACTCCAGCTTGATGAGCAAACAGCTCGTAAGTTAAGGAAGCTAATTGAAGATGGGAAGTTCGACCCCAGCTTACTTAGTGAAGACAATAAAGTGATGATTGACTACTCAAGCGCTACTGAGAAGCTAAAATTCGAGGTGGATGCTTCAACCTCCAAGGTTGAGGATGATATCAAGAAACTAGAATCACTCCAAGGACTGACCTCCTTGCTCGCTAAGACTGACTTCTTAAAAGCCCTTGTCCCACCCGAGAAGCAAATGGAGCTATGGAACGCTATTGTGAGCACCTCTGGAGTTGGCGATCCTAAAGATTTGATCCTGACCGACAAGGACAAAAAAGAAGCAATAGAGCGCCTAGCCCAGCCCCAGGATGACACCAGAGAATACATAAATGTTAATTACAAAGACCTCCCCGAAGATGGCAAACGTCAAGTTGAACAAAAAGTAGGGCTTCAACCATCACAAGCAACTTCACCAGTTGAACGCGCTATGGACATACAGGAGAAGCAACAACAACCTCAAGTCACACCGGAGCTAATGATGAAAGCCGATCAACAAGCTCACCAACAAGAGATGGATAAGTCTCAGCTACCAACACCGCCCACAAGTGGCGGGCCTGAAGATCAGCAGATCATAGCACAACTAAAACAAATGGGAGTGCCTGACGATATAATCGGGCAAGCTTTAGCCTTGATCCGTAATGGGACACCAATCGAAGAAGTAATGCAGATGATACAGCAAGTAATGAGAGGGGGACAATAATGGAAGAAGAAAATTTAGTACCTAACACAGGAAACTATTTTAATGGCACTGAACCCACAAAACAAAAAGTAGCCCGAACTAAAGAGAAGGCCAATACCCTTCAAGCACTCCCAGTCTTAAAAGATCTACTTAAGAGACTAGATGAGCGGATTCAGTTCTACGGTTCGATCGAGGCTATGCCCGATGAAGTTAAGACAAGCCCGACGAAGTTTATGAACTGGCATAATGCCAATGAACTAACCCGGGCTAATCTGATAGCAGAGAAGGAGTATATTGAAAGTTTGTTAGAAACCCACGCGAAGGGCTTATGACTTAGGTTGTTGCGCTCTGTCCGTCCAAAAAACCTACCACCAGGTCAAAAAGACGGGCAGATCGGAGTAACTTAAAACTCCCGAGTCGTCACGCATAAGACGTTAAAAGGAAGGAACAAGAAAAATGGTGGAAAAAGAAGACGTAGAACTCAAGGAAATAACACCTAACGAGTTTAATGGGGATGAGCAGGATGACCCCAAGGCTGAGTCGTCAACAGTAAAGGAAGAAGCGAAAGCTGAAACCAAAGAACCTGAAGTGGAGGTTGAGGAGTCTAAAGACGAATCAGAAGAAACAGAAACAGAGGGTGAAGCCGAAGCAGATGCCGAAGCAGATGCCGATGAAACAGAGACAAACAAGCCACGCGGTGCAGAGGAGCGTAAGGATCAACTTAACACAGAGATTAGGGATCTAGTCTCACAGCGTAACCAACTTCGAGATGAGGTAACAAAAGCCAACTCCGAAGTTTATCAGCCCGCAACTGAAGATGAGTTGATTGATCAGGGGTACGAAGCCACCGATGCTAAGATTGAAGCATTACGACAGTCGATTGAAATGAAAGATTACAACGACAAAGTCGCTGAAGCCCAACTAAGTATCAGTAGTGAATCACAACGAGTCCTAAGCGACTTTGAGTGGGCGAACTCTGAGAGCCCGAACTATAATAAAGAATTAGCTGATGAAGCCGCTGAGTTTTTGCAAGCTAATCTAATATTAGATCCTAACTCGGGACAAGTAATTGGCTCCAACGTGTCACCATATAAGATATACAAAACACTGAACAAGGCTTCAAGTATTAGTACCACTAAAGGACAAATAAAGGGCCAAGAAGCTACAGAGAAGATGTTGGCTAATGCCGATAACTCCTCAACTACGACTTCTGCTAAACCTAAAGTTGATCCCTTAACGGAACTATGGAGCGAAGAACTTTAGAAAAAAAAAGAATAAAAAGAAAGGAAATAAAAAATGGCACAAAATTATGCAAGTGCAACACTCGATCAAATTGACGAGCGATTACACCTAGCCACAAAAACCGCCGGGATAGTTAATAAGGGCGGAATCCGCTTAGACTTCAACGGCAAAAATAGTGTAACTATTTACACTGTGAATGTTGTTTCTGAGAACAACTATGTACGATCTGGCTCAAACCGCTTCGGGACACTGAACGAACTTGGGACAGGGCAACAGACTTTCACGCTAAGTCAAGACAAATCATTTACCTTCAGCGTTGACCGAGGAAACTTGGAAGATTCGATGATGGTGCAAGAGGTTCACAAAGCAGTTAAGCGACAAGTTAGTGAAGTATCTGTACCGAATACAGATATCTATACACTGGCACAAGCTCACGCTACCGCACTAACAGCCAGTCAAGGAGCCACCGCTGCGGTAACTAGCTCTAACGCTTACCAGAAGTTCCTAGCACAAAACGATGCTATGACTGAAGCTAAAGTCCCGGAGACTGGACGATTTTGCTTCATGTCACCAGCTACTTACAGCATGCTCAAACAAGACACAACTTTTATGCGTTCATGTGATACTACGATGGCTGACCTTAAAAAGGGTATCATCGGAAATGTCGATGGCGTTACTTTGGTAAAAATACCTAGTACCTACCTACCAACCAACGAAGTCTTCTTGTTCATCTGGGAAGAGGCTTTGATCCGCCCCATGAAATTCAATAGCACTCGAGTCCTCACGGATGTTCAAGGTATTGATGGTGCGGTTGCAGAAGGTCGCCGATATTACGATGTGTTTGTCCCAACCAACAAGGCTGTGGGCATTCGTTATCACCTATCGGCATAGAATATAAAATCTTAAAGTTAAAGGAGTCTTAAAATGGATGCAAGCACAATACCAAAGAGTCAATCAGGCGAACGCACCGAAGGTGGCACTGAGAATTTGCCTGGTATTTATGTTCATAAAGAGTCTGGCGCAAAGTTCACCACTTCTGAAGGTGATGCTGGGGTGGTTCAGGCGGATGCCCTCAAATCACCTGTCTGGAAGGATGGGTGGGAGCGAGTTGGCAATGTTCCAACTCGGCTTGAACAGCTTGAATTGCGTCAGGCTCAAGAACTAAAAGATGCCAAGATTGAGAAGAAAGAAACAGTTCCAAGTAAATAAAAGAAAGGAAATAAAAAATGGCAAATCCAGCAAATACAACAGCTTATGTCGGAAACGATGGAAGGCTATGGGTGGATGTAACAGAAGTTAAGACACTTGTCGCAGCCGATGTAGGTTATGTACAAAATGTAATCTACACTAATGCTGTAATTACCCTCCCAGCTACGGCTGTATCGGGTGTGTGGACAATCCGTAATGGCGGAGTCCCACAGACAAATGGTGCAGCAGGTACAGGTGATGATGGAAACTTGATTTCTGTTGACCCTAACGGCTCAGATACCATCATCGGCTTAAATGTCGCTGACGGAACCAGCGCCGATGGGAAGCAACTGAACAACACCGCCACTACTGCTAAGATTGGTGACGAAGTTACTATTCAAAGCACAGCCGCGACTAACGGCCCGTACCTAATTGGTATGAAGGGTGTTTGGGCTCGAGAAGCCTAATCCCAACCCCCTAGGAATAGCACCCCTTCCAAACGGGAGGGGTTGCTATAACAGGGATATGATTGATATAATCAAGTAAAAGGAACACAAAAATGACTAGTCGTTCAAACACATACGATATAATCGCAGGACACGGGATAGAAGATCACGCCAAGATTAAGTTTGGAACAGGCAACGTAGCTGGAACTGCTGGTGCATATACATTATTTAATGTAACAGGTATAGTAGCTGTAAAAATTATTGCAGTTTGTGAGGTAAACCTAGCCGGAGCCTCAGCCACACTAGAAGTAGGCACAGCAAAGACTACAGCTGGACTTATCGCACAGACCACAGGTACAGCCATAGGCTTAAATGAAATATGGCACGATGCCACACCTGACGCTAGCGTGGAAGTCTCAACCGTAGTAGCGGAGAAAATAGTAACCGATGACATTATTTTAACTATTGCAACTGCTCCAGTAGCATCTGGGACAATCAAGTTTACAGTTTTATGGAGGCCAATCAGCAATGATGGCGGGGTATCTTCAAACTACGCAGACGTGAGTACGTCAGCATCACTATCACCCTCAGCTTCAATTTCACCTAGCTCATCAACCTCAATTTCACCTAGTGCTTCTATAAGCCCAAGCTCATCATTAAGTCCATCAAGTTCAACTTCGGCTTCTGTAAGCCCTAGCGCATCGCGCTCACCTAGCGCATCGCTATCACCTAGCGCATCTAGTAGCTCGAGTGCTTCACCATCGCCAGATTTCTTATAGGAGGATATCATCGCTAAATTAGGAAAAACCATCAACAATGTGATAAGAGGGGACACCCGAACTGTGAACCTAACGTTCTTAGCCTCAGATGGATCAACTCCCATCAACCTAGCCGGAGGTACTGTATATTTTACTGTTCAGAGTAGCTCCGATCCGACAAACGATGTGGCAAACTTGAAATTTCAAAAGACTGCTACTAACTTTACAAGCCCCTCGACAGGAAAACATACTTTTACACTTACGCACACAGACACAAACATTGATTCTGGGACCTACTGGTATGATGCGGAGTTTATAGATACCTCGGGCGGTTATGTTTCTAGCTACCGAGGCAAGTTCATCGTGCAAAGTGATATTACCCGCACTTAAGAAATGTGATAAAATAGGGAATATTATGGTGGTGAAGTCTACAATCAAAATTTACGGGTTGGGTTGGGTTGGCAAAGCGATGCAAAGCCTGTTTCCTCATGCAGTAGTCCATGATCCTGAACAGGGTTTCATGAATAAGGCAAAGTGTGATGTTGCTTTTGTTTGTGTACCTACCCCCAATAAGCAAGATGGCTCACTTGATACTTCAATCCTTGAGGGGGTGGTTAAAGAAGCCAAGGAAGATCTAATTATTATTCGCTCGACCATAATGCCAGGGACTTGTGACCACTTAGAAGACAAGTACGAAAAGCATATTGTGTTTCAGCCGGAGTACCTCGGTGAGACCACAGCCCATCCCCTATCAGACCAGGGGGCTCGCCCATTTATGATTATTGGCGGAGAAGCCGAGAACAGGCGTAAGGCAATTGAAGTTTATCAACAAGTTTACAATGCTAACGTGAACATCCGTCAACTCACTAACCTAGAGGCAGAAGTTGTGAAGTTGACTGAGAATAGAGCCATAATGTTCAAGGTCGCACAATGTCAGGAACTATACGACGCATGTGAAGCTGGTGGAGTGGATTATTACAATGTTCGACAGGCAGTCTATGGAGACGACCCCAGGTTTGATTTATGGTTTAGCTTTGTTTATCCAAACGATCGCGGGGCAAACTCGAAGTGTATTCCGAAAGATGTTTTTGGTTGGGCATCATGGGCTGAGAGTTGCGGGTTTGATCCAATACTAACAAACAGTATGCTGAATTATAATACAAGGTTAATCCATGATGGTAAGTATAGTAATTAGCTCAAGAGTTGATCAGTACCTCCAAAAGACAGTTGATGATGTCATGGACAAGGCTGAAGGTGAGGTGGAGGTTATTGTTGTTCTTGATGGGTACTGGCCCGAACCTGTCTTGAAAGATGACAAAAGGGTAACTGTTATACATCATGGGGAAGTTCACAATAACTATGGAATGCGCCCGAGTATTAACCTTGGTGTAGATATCGCTCGAGGGGAGTACATATTCCAGATTGACGAACATTGCATGGTCGATCAGGGATGGGATCTCAAGCTATTAGCCAATACGGAGGATAATTGGGTAGTAATACCTCGACGCAAGCGCTTAGATGCCGAGAACTGGTCGCTGGTGGAGGATGGGCGTCCAGACATAGATTACATGTACATCGATTACCCCTACGCCAAGCCCTACGATAAGACTCAAGGCTTACACGGAGCTGAAGACCGTCAGCGTGGTAGGGATTGTAAAGATGTTAAGATTGATGATGTGATGACCTGTCAGGGTAGTTGTTATTTTCTGAAACGAGACTACTGGTATGAGTTATTCCCTAATGGGCTTGACTCGAATGAGTACGGGCCATTTACTCAAGAGGCACAAGAAATCACCAACACTTGCTGGCTCTCTGGCGGGCGGGTGGTGGTCAACAAGAATACTTGGTACGCCCACTTCCACAAAGGCTCTAAGGGCAAAGGCTACGGATTCTCAACTGAACAATATAAGAAACACGCCGAATGGAACGAAAAAGGCAGACTATATTGCATCGAGAAGTGGCTGAACACTCAAGAGTATAAATACGACTTTGACTGGTTGCTTAAAAAGTTCTGGCCGGTTCCTGGCTGGCCGGAGAACTGGAAGGAGCAGGTCGAAGTGGATCGAGAGAAAGACTACTCGGTTCTAGGCTACAAGGATGACTACTGGCTATCTAATATGAGGAAAGGAGTCGAGAAATGATTGTTGGACATGGCGATATCGCAAGCGTATTAAAGGATCGTGAAGGTTTCTGTTTCTTCGCATCGGGTGTCAGTAACTCCGGCGAAACCCGGGAGTCGGAATACATACGCGAAATAGAACTGCTCGCGTCGCAGGACACAAGCCTACACCTCGTGTACTTCAGTTCGCTGGCAGTGCTCTATGGGGACACCCCCTATGTGCATCATAAGCGGGCTATGGAGGATACGATCAAGCGTAGCTTCCCGAGCTACACAATCGTACGGATCGGCAACATCAGCTTCGGCAATAATCCACATACCATCATCAACTTCTTAAGGGCAAAGATCAACGCCGGAGGGAAGTTCGATATTCAGGATGTTTACCGCTATGTGGTGGATGAAGCCGAGTTTCTGTACTGGATTGGCCTGATTCCTGAATGGTCGTGCGAACTCAACATCCCAGGCCGTCGGCTCAAGGTGAAAGAGATTGTGCGAGAGATAATCGAGGGAAAACTGTAGAACGTCCTGAGCCACGACCTGAAACTGGCTCAAATACTAATAAAGAGAAGGGGACTATGGACACACTAGCATTTATTGAGAATAAGTTTAATAGGATTAACGAAGGGCTACCAGTCCAGATACCCAACGTGGGCCGAATGGATCTGGTACGCTGGTTTAGAGAGTTAAACTTCCAGATAGGAGCCGAGCTGGGGGTGGCCCAAGCCGAGTTCTCAAAAACTATCTGTGAGATTAACCCTCAACTCAAGCTCATCGGAGTAGATGCCTGGGCTCCCTACAAAGGATATACAGATTACACCAAAGAAAGCACATTTAACACGATGCACGAAGAAGTCGAGCGTCGCATGGCCGAGTACGTCAAGCGAGGTAGGTTTGAGGTTATAAGAAAGTTCACCGAAGACGCAGCCAAAGACATCCCCGATGGATCGCTAGATTTTGTCTACATAGACGCCAACCACCAAGACCCTTGGGTTACACAAGACATCAACACTTGGGCTCCCAAGGTACGCAAGGGGGGCATTGTAGCTGGGCATGATTATGTTCGAGTCAAGCGAGTGGAGTGGGCGGTTAAAGATGCTATCCAAAAGTACACCCGAGATAATAACATCGATCCTTGGTTTGTATTGGGATCAGACGCAGTCGTTCCTGGCGAAGTTAGAGAGGGGTCAAGGTCTTGGATGTTCATACGCTAGTAGTATCTGCTAACCTGGGAGGTTTTGATAAACCAGTCCATCATGCCAAACAATCGATGAAGTGTGACTTCCAGTTATATACAGATGCTAACTTCCTACCCCGGATGAATTCTATGACTCCCCGGCTACAGGCTCGCATACCTAAAATGATGTCATGGCAAATGAATCCTGGTTATGAAAACTACCTGTGGGTGGATAGCTCATGCAGACTATCCCACAAGGACTCAGTTAAATGGTTTTTAGAACAGCTAGGCGATGAGGACATAGCAGTGTTTAAGCACCCGCAACGCAAGACTGTACAAGCCGAAGCTGACTACCTCAAAGAGCGCCTGGCTAAGAAATGTCCGTACATCACACCGCGCTACGAGAATGAGCGCATCGATGACCAGCTCGCCGTAATTGATCCGATGGCTCAACTGTTCGCGTCAACTGCTTTTATTTACAAGAACGATACACCAGCTCGCGATGCTCTGACTATCTGGTGGTTACAGACTTCGCTGTATCACTCTATTGATCAGCTATCGCTCCCATCAGCAATCGAACACTCCGGAGCCACTTACAATGTAATAGAGGAGGACTACACAAAGTGTAAGTATCTCGAATATGTAAGGAATAAGAAGTAAAAAAAATGGATATCTCCGCAATCTACTATACCGCCAATCGAATCAGCGATCATTTTGCTGAGAACACCCAAAGACACCTCTTAGAAGCCATTGGCGAGATTCCCCTAATCACAGTCTCTCAACAGCCGATGCACTTTGGGCATAACATAACAGTCGACTTTGAACCTAGTCATTTCAATATCTATCGGCAAGCACTGATCGGGGCCAAGGAAGCTACTACAAAATACATCGCGCTATGCGAAGATGATGTTTTATATAGCCCTGAGCATTTCAAGTACCGACCTAAAGGAAGAAAGTTTGCCTACAACCTCGGAGCATGGTCGATCTATACTTGGGGAGATCCGATGTTTAGTCATAAAGGAACAGTCAGAAAGAACCTAAACTCCTTAATATGTGACAGGAAGCTTTTTATAGAGGCTATGGAGGAGCGCTTCACGAGATACCCTAATGACGAAGCTGATGCTGGTCTATGGGCGGAGCCATCCAAGTATGAGCGACAACTAGGCGTAACAGTTAGAGAGAGTGAGGTTTTCTACACCAACCCCCCTAACATAATATTCTCACACCAGACCGAGCTGTCATTCTCGGGGCTAGGGACACGCAAGCGCCTCGGAGAGTTCAGGGCTATTACTATTCCCCACTGGGGCTCGGCCTCTGGTATAATCGAGCTATACAGATGAAATACGACCTCAGCATACTAATACCAGCACGCAGCGAGATGTTCTTGGCAAAAACGGTCGAAGACATTTTAGAGCATCGGCGTGGTAAAACCGAGGTAATTGTCGGGCTTGATGGAGCCTGGGCTGATCCTGGCATCACCGACCACCCCGACGTAAAGATAGTCTATGTGTCGGAGTCTATCGGCCAACGCGCTATGACTAACAGGCTGGCTCGACTGTCTAAGGCCAGATACCTTGCTAAAACCGACGCCCACTGCTCATTTGATGAGGGGTTTGATGTCAAGCTCATGGAGGCTATGAAAGGACACGATAACTGGACTATTGTACCTACTATGCGCAACCTACACGCTTTTGACTGGAAGTGTATGGATTGTGGGAAGAAATATTACCAGGGTCCAACGCCAGGTACACGCAACGGAATCGATAAGTGTGAAGACTGTGGAAAACTCAACTTTAAGCGTAAGATCTTGTGGTACGCCAAGCCTTCACCTCAGTCTAAGAGCTATTGCTTTGATAGTGAACCACATTTTCAATACTTTAAAGAGTGGAACAAGCGCCCAGAAGGCCAAGGGGACATCACTCCTACCATGAGCTTGCAAGGTAGCTTCTTCATGCTTACCCGGGAGAAATACTGGGAACTAAGCATTTGTGACGAGAGTTTTGGTAGTTGGGGATCGCAAGGAATTGAGGTAGCCGTTAAGACTTGGCTCAGTGGTGGTGAAGTCATGGTATTGCAGACTACCTGGTATGCACACATGTTTCGTACTCAAGGTGGGGATTTTAGCTTCCCCTACCAGCAGCAGCAAAGCAAAGTCGAGGAGGCTAAGTCTAAAGCTCGGACATTATTCTTCGAAAACGCCTGGCCTCTACAGAAATACCCGTTATCTTGGCTGATAGAGAAGTTCTGGCCTGTGCAGGGGTGGACTAAAGAGCAACTTGAAGCTCTTAAGTTAGTACCATTACAGGAGACCATCTCACCTACTAAGGGGATGATCTACTTTACCGATAACCAGTTAAAGCTAAGAATAGCCCGCCCGGTTCAAAAGCGAATCAGGGAGATAAGCAGAGCTAAAGGAATGGCGATTGTTAGTGCCTCACTTAAGCCAATGGATAATATGGGAACTAATATACATATTAAAGAGAAGCGCGGATATCTAACTATGTTTAAACAGATCCTATCGGCACTCGAAGCATCTACAGCAAGCATCATATTCTTCTGTGAACACGATGTACTATACCCGCCTGAACATTTTAACTTCACGCCTCCTGATCGAACCAAGTTTTATTATGATCAGAACTGGTGGAAGGTTCGTCCGGATGGTCTTGCGATTCACTGGGACGCCGATCAAGTCTCGGGTCTGTGTGCTTACAGAGACATTTTAATTGAACACTACAAAGAGCGAGTAGCCAGTTACAATGAAGCCACATTTAAGCGTAGCTTTGAGCCTATGAGTCGGCGCGGTTCTGTTGCATGGAAAGCCTCAGTCCCCTACATAGACATCAGGCATGATAACAACTTGACTGGAGACAAGTGGAGCCTTAAAGATTTTCGAGATAAGAGCACAGCAACCAATCTGGAAACAACTAGAGTTAAGAATATCCCTGGTTGGAGCGATGAAGACTTTGAAGGTATAATAAAGCCATAAAACTAAAAGGAGTCTAAAAAATGGCTGACTCACCAAGCGCATCACGTTCACCATCGGCGTCGCGCTCACCATCGGCGTCGCGCTCACCATCGGCGTCGCGCTCACCTAGCGCATCGCGCTCACCTAGTTCGTCTTCGTCAAGATCATCTTCGCCATCGCGCTCACCAAGTTCGTCTTCGTCAAGATCACCATCGCCTAGCATATCCGCTGGATCGATGGACACAGTATTGATGATGTGTAGTGGCGGTTCCATGACCACCTCAACTCTGTACACTCCATTACAATGTACAACGGGTCATACTTGGAGTGTTGCGGCAGCCAACAGACAGTCGGTAATGCCTATAACCGGTACACTTAAGAATTTATACATCGAAATAGGTAATCCAACTGGAGCAGGTACAGCTCGCACAGTAACAGTGATGAAAAATGGTGTCGCAACCTCGATGGTGGTTACTATTAACGCCGGCTCAACAACAGGCAATGATACAAGTAACACAGTTAGTTTTGTAGCCGGAGACATACTCCAGTTTAGGAATACAGTAACAGGTTCCCCAACTAGCAGCACCGTGTTCCGAGCAACAGCCATCGTAACCTCCGATGCCAACAACGTGAGCATGATCACAGGAACATCTACCGCCTCGATGTTTTTCAGCACCCAAATGGCCCTACATGGTTCAAGTGTGACAGGTACAGGTCATGCAATACATATACCAACCAACGGCACAATTAAGAATATTTATGCCTATTGTGGTACAGCTCAATCTGGTGGCTCGATGCGAATAGGCTTGGTGCTTAACGGCGTAGCATCTAGCGCAATCGTAACTATAGCTGATGGTAGCCAAACAGGTAGCAACACAACAGATGAAACGCGCCTAGAGGTATCGGCAGGAGATACTTTATATTGGGACTGTCTCGCTGCGAATAATCTTACAGTGATAACCCTAGGTGTTGAGTTTGATCCTTATATAAATGGTGAGTCGGTTCAAATACAAGAGCCTCAGACAATAAGTTCGTCTGGCCTTGTGTACTTTGGCCCTAATGGGGATTCGATAAGTGCCACTGAATCAGCAGTAAGCACACTTGTCACAGCTTGTGTGATCAGAAAATTATACGGTTATACCGGAATCTTGCAAGGTGCTGCTAAGTCTTACCAAATACAAACATCAGTAAACGCAGTGGCCGGAAACCCTTTGATCGTCTGGAACAATGAACTTGGAATAAAAAGCGACACAACAAATACAGTAACAGTCACAACAGGACAGACTGTATCTTCTCTAGGCACTCCTACTGGTTCGCCCCCGGCCTTCAATTATAATGTGAGTTTTGTAACTTATATTGAAGGTTCATCACCCTCGGCATCACGCAGTCCCTCGGCATCGACTAGTCCCTCGGCATCACGCAGTCCTAGTTCGAGCATTTCAGCTTCAACATCACCAAGCGCCAGTGTATCACCCTCGGCATCACGCAGTCCCTCAGCATCGGCATCAGCCAGTGTAAGTCCATCGGCATCTGTTAGTGCAAGCGTAAGTCCTAGTTCATCGATCTCAGCTAGTGCATCACCTAGTAGTAGTCAATCGCCATCAAGCTCGGCCTCGGCATCAACTTCACCGAGTGGTAGTGCTTCTCCTAGTTCCTCAGCATCAGCTTCAACATCGCCAAGCGCATCGCTATCACCCTCAGCATCGGCATCAGCCAGTGTGAGTCCATCATCGAGTGCGAGTGCGAGTATTAGTCCTAGTTCGAGCGCATCACCCTCGGCATCGACTAGTCCCTCGGCATCGACTAGTCCCTCGGCATCACGCAGTCCCTCAGCATCGGCATCAGCCAGTGTGAGTCCATCATCGAGTGCGAGTGCGAGTATTAGTCCTAGCCCAAGCCAAGAGATACGAGGTGTAGCCGATGATATCTTAGCCATTAAGAGGGTTGATCAAATATTTACCCAACAAGCTTTGGCAACTGAAATCACGGTAAAAAAACTATTTGATTCAATCGTAATTATAGATACCGACTCGACTGTGTCAGGATCAGCCACGATTGCCGATGAGATAATAATACAAACTCAATCTGATGATATAAGCATTACCCAACCACCAACCATCGATCTCGCCTTGGTTGACTAAACATCGATAGTAAGCCTACAATTAAAGGGATTGGCAAAGGTGAATACAAAACACCAGCTACGCTTCAAAGAGCGATACCAAGCCTCTGAGGATTATCATATTTAATCTTGGAGAAAAAAAACATGACACCATATACAGAAGGCAGAATTGTACCCCAGAACACAGCAGCTAATAGAGACGCGTTCTATCAAACAATAGGATCATTGGCTGGCCGGTACGGGCCCAACGATGTCAACGCTCTAGCACAGCAATACTCAGACAATCCATTTGGAGTTTCATTTCAAGAACTTCAGGGAACCTTTGCTAACGGTGCTAATACTGGGCGCGCTACTACTGGTGGTGGTGGTGTTGTTGACTCCAACGCTCTTAGAAGTTTTGACCAGTCCATCAATAATACCCAGAGTGCTATCGATCGCTTAGGATCTCAACTCAACTCTGGTTACTCCGGGATCGATTCATCCTACCAAAATGCTATCAATCAACTACTAGGTGGCAAGAACCAGGGCGAGCGCAATTATGATGAGAATGTTAAAACAACTCGAACTAACTATATCGCAGGTAAGAATACGGTTGGCGCTAACGCTGGGTCAACGTTAAACAGCCTTCAAAGATTGATGGGAGCTAGAGGAGCTGGTGGGAGTAGCGCCTACGAAGTAGCTGGGCCACAAGCTGTCTCGCGCCAAGCCACACTACAGCGCAATGATCTATCCAACACTTTCGGGGCTAACATAAAGGGTCTTGATCAAAGCTGGGGAGACTTCATGCAAGGGTATAATAATCAAGTAAGTGGTGCTGGACACCAGAGAGATCAACAAAAATCTGAACTACAGCGACAGATCGACAACAACCGAGCCTCATTACTCCAAAGCCTTGCCCAGTTAGCGGGACAGCGAGATCAGGTGGCTGGTGGTAACGGAACAGGTGCTTCTCAACCATATCTTGATCAGGCTAACTCCATATTAGACAGAACCGCGAACTACACCACAAGCCCAATCAACTACTCAGTTGAAGCGTATAAAGCCCCAAGCCTATCATCTTACACGACCAATCCTAACGCTGCGCCAACCTACCAAGGGCAGAAATCAAATACCGATTACTTTTCACCCTACCTTGCAGCTTTACTAGGCAAGAAACAAACTAACAAGACAGGATAGCCCCAAAATGGCATCCCTTTTAAACTGGTTTAAGAAACAGGCTGAAGGCGTTGTTGCTCAAGTCAACCCCTGGGATAATGGGGCTACTTATAATAATGTAGTCAACCGACCCCAAGCCCCCACTCCTGTCCAACGACCCCAACCCAACTTTGTGAACCAAGCAATAGGCGGGTTCAACCGAGTAGCCAACAACGGAATCAACCTTGTCCAACGGAATTTGATTGAACCCATCCAGGAAATCAATACTCTATCCGATATTTCCTCCAGGCTAACCCCTGAACAAAGAGCGGGGCTAGCTCAAAGTGATCAAGGCAGAAAACTCTTAAGAGATATTGACACCATTAAGGTTGCTAAGAACAACGCGCTTTTAGCAGCAGCACTTCCGGGCCCGACAGCACTCGCTGCGGTTGAAGCCCAGAACCCTGAGCATTATCTAGTCAAAGCCCAGAACGCCGTAGCCAAACAGATAGCCGAACCATCGAATCAAACATTCATGGGTGGACGCTTGAGAAATGCCTCGAACCTATTAGCTTTTGGAGCCAAGATTAACCCTGGGGCTATAGCTCAGAACTACCTGGATGGCGGACAAACATACAAAAGAATTGATGAGGGAACAAGAAACATCAAAGAAGCTATAGCGCCCGAGGCTGGTAAGGCTAACTCTTTATCGCCTACCCGGGTTGAAGATTACAATGATATACAGAAATTATCTCGAACTGCTGGTAGCATCCAAGGCCAGATAGCCGAACAAGCTCTACTTATGAAGGGAGCCAGTTGGACTGGAAAGACCGCTGGGTCGCTCGCGGGTGGGGCTTTTAAGGCTCCCCTAGCTGCTAAGATCGCTACTAATACTGCTACGGGGGCTGGAGCTGGAGCCACCTTTGGTGGGTTAAGCTCTGCTATGCAAGGTCAGAGTGTAGCCGATACGCTAAAATCTGCTGGTGGATGGGGACTAGCTGGGGGCATATCAGGTGGAGTCCTCCCACTGATCCCTAACGCCGGCAAGATACCCTTCGTTAAAGCACTACCTCGAGCCTTTGCTGGGTCAGGCTTAGGAGCGCTGACAGCTCCCCTTACTGGCTTTGAGCCTTGGCAAGGTGCACTGTTTGGTTTGATGGGTGGTGGAACCAAACCCTATACTAAACAAGATATCAGTAAGATTAAGGGTAATGTTGTAAAAGACTTAAAGTCTAAGCCAGGGGGTTATGTTACACTCCCAGGTGTCGCTGGTAAGGATGGTGTTGGTAAGTCCTTCCTAGACAAGAGTGGCAAGTCAATAATCGAGGTCAGCGATAAGGGAGCTAGAATTAAGATAGATCCTAAAGCTCTACCTGGCGGGAAACTACGCCCCGGAGAAAACCTAACAACTGTTGGCGGCGTATTAAAGCACGACAAACTATATAGACACTACCCAGAAATCAAGAACAATGAACTTAATATAAGGATCGGTAAGGGTTTATCTGGAGGGCAGACCACCACCACCAATGGGATAACTACTCACTCTGTCTTAGCTCCTAACCGGGTTGAGGCCAAGAAAACTCTAATGCACGAACTCCAACACTACATCCAAGACAAAGAAAAACTGTCGGCTGGCGGATCACCTGGCAGCCTTGTGGGAAATAGGGGGAAAACCCAAAAAGCCGGGCTTAGTGGGTATTACAAACTCGGAGGCGAATCTCAATCGCGCAACGTGGCTAACCGTATAGATATGGGTAGTGCTGAAAGAATTAAGACTCCATTTAATAAAACCCTTGATGTGCCACTTAAGAACCAGATCCTCGTCAGAGAGAGCACAAATGCTAGGAGTATCCCACTTCCTCGGGAAGTGAGCGGAACTCCCTTCAGGGGTAAACCTGGTAACTCCCTAGCGGCAGTCAACAAATACTACGAGTCTACCCGGGCCAAAAGTTATGAGAACTTAGTTAATAACAATGCACCCAAGTACAAGATAAAAGTTGAAGGTATGGAAAAAACTGGCGGAGTCTGGCAGGGTAGCGTAGAGCCAAGTTATAAAGCTACCGTAAGGGGCAACAGGGTTTCGACCAAAGCCTACGCAGCCGAGATAGGCGAGAAGTACAACCAAGACGGTATGATAGTATTCTCTAAGGGGCGAGGGAAAGATGCAAAATACGAATTCAAAACAGACAACCCTCAAGCTCTGGTCAATCAACTTAAAAAGCATGGGATAGACGGAGCAACCGCAAGCAAAGGCAAAGTGGAGATCATTGACTTTGGTGGGGAATTAAGGGATAATATAAATAAGTTAAGTAAAGATTCAGGCGTAAAGTATAACAAGGTAGTTGGTTTCGCCGATTACTTAGATAAAGGAGATTATAAAAATGTCGTCCGAGAACACACACGAAATATATCCAGTATCAAAAGTCCAGGCCAAGGCGCTCAGGGAACGGTTCAGCAATTTAACCCAGAAGCAATCCGAGCCTCTCAAGGGCCAGCAAACCCTAAACTCCAAGCCGAACTCCGCGCCATCCAGCAACAACAGCGAGCAGGAGCGGAGCTTCTCCCATCACCACAGAAGGCCGGATACCGACAACCCGACGCAAGAGTAGTACAGGGATCTCAACAGTTCCAGGCGGAGCATGGATTATCTCCAGACCGACACGAGCCTAAAAAGCCACTAGATGAATC